TCTGCCTGATAACTTTTCAAATGGATGGACTGACCACCAATTGGAAACTCGGGCTGCTTCCTATGCAACAGAGTAAAGGAATACTCAACCCAAAGCTCACCAACCAAGGCAGCTTGTGTACCATTAACAGCAACTTGTAAGTTACCAACATCATACCACTTAGCCTGATCCGATGAAGGACCGACTGAATTAGCAGAGTTGTAAACATAAAAGCTGTTAGTGGCAAGATCACGATTCTTACCATACCGATTTTTCCAATGCTCGAGCACATCGAGCAAAAGAATACCGGAAAAGGGAGGACCTGAGATTGATTGCTCATAGTTCTCCAAAGAAGTGATATTACCAAAGTTGGGATCATTTGCGTCAAAATTGACGGCCATACCAACTAAACCAGCAGACACATAAGAGGCATTAGCCATATACTCTTCAGTTCTGAAATAGAATCTCAAAACATTAGGAATATACTGCTCATAGCATGCAGCCTCTTGACTAAAAATAGGAAACAGTGAACTGTTACCAGGATTCAGATAGAGTTGCTGCAGAATTGCGAATGCGGTTGAAGCACTAGTAAGATCTGTGACTTTCTCACGGTGAACAGGATAACGAGTGCGAACAACAGGAGTTTTCCACACTGAACCCATGTTAACACCATCGGTTACCATAGAAATACTAGAACTAGAGCCTAAGGGGAGCTTACCAGATTCAGAACGAACTCGTTTTGAACCTTTAGCTCGCATTCCCACAGGCTGTGGGTTACGAAATATAGGACCATGCTTGCCTTTACCAGGCTTGTGTGTGACCTTTCCATGACCCAAACGCTTGCGACTGGCCCTCGCTTGACGACGACGCTTACGAGCAGCGCGCTGTTGAGGAGTAGCCATGATTACGGGAGAAGAAGAAGAAATGATAATAACAAAGCAGCGCCAACGACAACTACTTGAAACATCAACTACGTTGAATTTTAACTGAGCAGTGGCACAGTTATGCCGCCACTGCAGCTAATCCAGCGAGGGAAAGAATGGAATCGATCCATTTGAGACAATTCGGCTCAAGGAGTGAATATGCAGAAACACTTTCACCACCATGATACAACGCACCCAACCATGAATCAGTTTTCCAAACCTGTCGAATATCCAACATATCCAAACCACCAATAGTACCAACAAGTTGGTCTCTAAAATTGGTATTCAAATAATTAATATATTCAGACAAAATTTTCCTACATTCTTTATTTCCATACGAATCAATTCGCAACGCATGCGCTCTCAATAAATGCCAACGCACATCTTGGTGCGCCGACCCTCTATATAGAGAGCACAATACCTTATCCGTGTCCGGAGAAGGAAGCCAACAATTGAGATCATCATCCCAAACGGTGTTTTGTGATAAGAAACCGCACTCTTCAACCCTACGAGGAGAAGTACAAGGAGTCTTAGTAGTCACACCAATTGTTGACCACACTGAAGCAATAGAAAGGGGATTAAACCATTTAACTATTTCATCAGAAACTGTGAA